TCAACTGTGTTCTAAGAATGTCAGCAGTTTCAGGAGCAAGAACAAACCCTGGCGTGCCTTGAGACATGTAGTCACTTGCACCAGTTGGTGCTGCCGTACCTGCACCTACCTCAATAAGTCCTAATTGACTTAGCAGATTCGTAGCAAGATCAGGATCTAATGTAAATTGACCCCCTCCTACGTTGATGTTTAATCTATCACGTAAATCTTGTGCTACGTTAGGTCCAATGCCAAAGTTTTCAGGACTTAATAGAATTTTGCCTAATCTATCAATTAAATCATCACGTGTGGATACAATATCTTGCGGTGAGCCAAGATCAAATTGACCTGATCCTACGTTAATAATACCTAAATCAGCTAATAATTTTTGTTGCGTAGCACTTAAATCACTAATGTTAAACTGTTCTGGTTCTAACGATAAATCGCCCAAGCTATTTATTAGTGAATCTCTTATACCATCTGTTCCACTAAAAAATTGACTATATAATGAACCAGGTGCTGCGTCAAAATTTAAAGTGGGAGCATTTGGCAAACCAATATTAGAAAAATCAAAAGATACTTGTGGAAATGCTCCAACACCTATAATTCTTCCTTGACTATCAAACATTGGGTCGCTGCCACCAGAAACTTCAACTTTTCTATTTTGATTTTCACGCGCAACAGTGGCTTGATACAATGGGGTAAAAACTTGATTCCACCATTGTTCTATTTGTTCATTATTTAAATTGTTGCTTATTACAAAGCCTAACCCTAAACCTATCTCATCTAACTCAGCTAAGGCTTTAGACGGAGCAGTTCCATAATATATAGGATTAAATAATTCATACAGCGAAGGAAGGTATTCTGTTTTTGGGTTGCCAAATTCATCTACAGTTTGATAAGCATAAGGCTCAGTATAACGATCAAAATTAACAATATCTTCTGCGTCAACTATCGTTGGGCCTGGCGGCACATATTTATCTTGTATTCCTCCAGTAATTGGGTCTACATAAGCACCCCCTATGCCATAAAACCTTCCACCACCTTGTGCGTCGAAGTATGGCTGTGACGGCCCTGACGGTTCCCTGTTATCAAGTACAACTGTTTCATCTACGGGTCTATCATCTCCAGATGGTGGAGGTGGGCTAGGTGGGGGCGGTGGAACATTTGTATCTGCTCCGTACGAACCAGGAGGATCTTTTATTTCAAGTGGGCCTTGTTTTATACCTTCCTCTACGGCTAAATCTATAGTTGCTTGATCTATTTCTTTTAAGACAGATGGAGTGTATATAGGCCCACTGCCTGAAGAGCCTTGATCCGAAATTACAACCCTACCTGGAGCCGATGTAACATAAGATTCTGGTAAATTAGGCAGGTCACTACCTGAGATAAGTATATCTAAATCATCATCACTAAAATCAAACTGAGGGCCAATCGCATCACGCAGATATTTACGCGCACCTACTTGATCAATACCTCCTGTCTGAGAATTATAAAGTCCCTGATTAAATAAAAAATTAGGAGCAATATTAAAAGAACCAAGATTAGTTGCCATTAGCTAACACCCGATTTCGCTCTTCGCATTCTGCCAATAGGTCTATATACCATAGTTGATCTTCGTATGCGAAAATGTTGGTCTACTACGCCATTATTGTAATTTAACGTGCATTGAGAATCATATCCACTTAAATCTGTGTCAGCAGAAATCATACGCAATGTGCCTAACTTGCCTTGATTTAAGCTATCTACATCAAGTTCAAACCCTGCATCTTCTAAGTTTATAAGATTAGCACTAGCAGTTAGTCCACCAGATTCTTGTGTAACCAACACATTATAGTTGCCAACAGCATCAAAGAAGGTGCGTCCATATAGCCAACGTAGCGAAACGTCACTGCCACTTGGAGCAGGTGCGCCTGTAGTAAAGTTTGCTTCAATTGGTTGGTTCCCATCGTCGTTATACCCTGCACTCACCATATCGTATAACTTACCGTTATATCCCCCTGCGTGTGGCTCTTCATTTATTAACGCAGAACAGCACCGCTCAAAATTATCATACGGCCCAAACCATATGTTGAATCGTTCATTGTAAATAATGCACTGATTCATCTTTGATGCGCTGCCTTTGGGGACAAAAAACCACACTTCGTTTACGCTTGGATAATACACTGCGTGCGTTTTCTTTAAACGAGAAGCGTTTAAATTAGGCCAATATCCATCATCTAAAGCGTAAGATATCTTATTAATCTCTTCGCTACCTGCCCACATATAAACCCCATCTGGACGTACAAACACTTGCCTTTCGTTAGGCAATGTAATGCAAGCACGTGAAGAGATTGTCCCTGCTTGAGAGGTTTGCTGTAGCTGAAAAGGGATAGAAGTGTTGCCAGTAGGCGTTAGCGTGTGGATTCCATCTTCTGTGTGTATAGCAAGATAACTTTGAGTAGGAACAATAGCCGTAATAGCACTGCCTACGTTATAGAAGTCTGTTGCTCCCCAAGTCTCTATATCTAATATATTAGAACGCCAAATACGATTATCATCTGCGTCCGTATTAGCGCACCATAGTCTATTATCCCACCACGCAATATGTTGTGCTGTAGTAAAACGAGAGTCTAAACCTAGTACTGAAACAGAAGCGTCTGATGCGTTCCATACGATAGGGGGATTGACACCGTTAGTAGCAACCATCCTATTGTTGTTACTACTTTTTTCTCCTGTGGTAACAAAAGAAAACGTGTTATCATCCCCTGCTGTTTGTGCTGTAATGGTTACACTGCCTGTTATGTCTGTCCACCCACTGTTGTAATAGAATATCTTATCCCCTGCCGTTATTACTGTGTGGGAAGCACTGCTAGTGTAATCATACTCATGTGCGCCTGTAACAGTAGGAGTGCCAGAGATAGCACTTTGGTCGTTAAAGGAAGCAAACCCTTTACGTTTCTCTACTGCACCTGCCGCATTGATACGGCAGTTACGCATACTAGACAACTCATTAGCCGCAACATCTTCTGGAGGTCTGTTGTAAACAACTCCCTCAGTCCACGGTCCAAGTTGTATTGACCCACCTTGATAAGGCATTATGCACTACCTACGGTTCCATCTACAGGGGTAAAGGAGAAAGCAGGATACCTATCTCTTCGTTCCATCCTATACCTACGGTTGCCATCGTTTTGCCTGTTAATGTTCAAAGCACGATCAACAACCTGGCGATACTCAGCAAGCTCTACAAGTGCGCCCTCAAAGTCTCCTTTTTCTTGCTTGTATAGTTTAGCTATGCCAAAATATAGAGCAGGTTGCAGGATCTTAGGAACTTTCTGAGTTAGATCAACACTGTCATCACCAGAAGTGTAGTCAGACAAGTAGCCATAGTAGCGATAATCTATAATAGTGTTAGAGTCATCTGGAGCAGGATATAACTGCACCTTTTGATTGCCAGAAGAATCTAACCCAATCATTACAACGCCATTAGGCTCACCTGTTTGTGATTGGTTAGGGTCACGAAGGTCAATATCTTCGTTACCTATGATAGATATGACGTAATCCTGTGAACGATTACGAAAAGATAGTGGGTAAGAAAGGTCAGAGGCCAAGCTGTATTCTTTAGTACTAGCCATACTGCTTATAGTCCCTGAAAATAATGCAACCGTTATTACTTCATTTAAAGTAAATGCACCTGTTTCATTCTTTACCGTAAGAATCTTATTGGTAGAATCCCACGCAGTTACAGTAGCGGTTGCTCCACTAGTTTGACCCGTAATCGTATCAGTAGCAGAGAAAGTGCCTGTAACACTGGTAAGAGTAAACTCTCTTGTGCATTGTATAGTACTCGACTTGTGCAACCACCACCAAGTTGCTTCACCTGTTAGCTGTTGCAGTGTAGAGTTGAGGTAAAAACGTGCTTGAGTCTGGAAGTCTGTGTTGGTAGTATTCAGCCCCACACGTGCTAAACCTGCTTGCAAACACTCTAATACGTTCATATTAGGTTACTCCAAGACCCGTTTTCATACCCTTGAAATTTGTTTGTACTGCTGTTGTAAATGATCATACCATTTACAGCGGTTAGGGCATCCCTTTCGGTAGTAGTCAATC